ATTACAGCAACATTACCAGCTTCACCAACGTTAGGTGATTTCGTATCCATTATTGATTACGCTGGCACATTTGACACAAATAATTTAACCATTGCAAGAAATGGCAAACCCATTCAAGGTTCGGCAACGGATTTAACTGTCGCAACTGAAAGAGCTGGACTTACATTAGTGTTTACGGATAATACTCAAGGTTGGCTATTACAGAATAATTAAGGGAGGTTTGAATGACAACCTTTAAAGAAATACGCGGTACTGCAGTTCAGTCAGTATCTTCAGATCCATCTAATCCAGAAGGCGGACAAATTTGGTATAATAATTCTATTGGAGTTTTAAAAGGTTATCAGTTAGGTGCAGCCACGTGGTCAGCTGGTGGAAATTTAGGTACAGCAAGACAAAATATAGCTGGAGCAGGAACTCAAACTGCAGGATTAGGAGTAGGTGGTTACACAACTGTTCAAGTTGGAGTTACAGAAGAATATGACGGATCTGCTTGGACAAGCGGTGGAAGTTTAAATTCAACAAGATATCAATCAGCTGCCGCAGGAACACAAACAGCAGGACTTTATTTTGGAGGTCTTACTTATCCTCCAACTGTTCTTCAAAGTCTTACAGAAGAATATGACGGTTCAACTTGGACTAGTGGTGGTAATATGGGAACTGCTAGACGTTTGTTAGCAGGTTGTGGTTTACAAACAGCAGGACTTGCTTTTGGTGGATTTACAACAGGAAATTCTAATGCAACAGAAGAATACGATGGATCTGCTTGGACAGGTGGAGGAAATATGAGCACAGCAAGACGTGAATTTGCAGGAGCAGGAACGCAAACTGCTGGTCTTGGTTTTGGTGGAACTATAACAGGTGCTGTTGCAAATACCGAAGAGTACGATGGTTCCGCATGGACAGCAGGTGGAAATTTAGGAACTGCAAGATATACACCAGCAGGAGCTGGAACTCAAACTGCAGGATTAGCGTTTGGTGGTCAAGCATCAGCAACCAAACAATCAGCTACTGAAGAATATAATGGAACAAGTTGGACAGCTAGTACATCTATGACTACAGCTAGAAATTCTTTAGGAGGTTGTGGAATTCAAACATCTGGACTTGCTTTTGGTGGACTTACAACAGTTAATTCTAACGCCACAGAAGAATATTCAGGACCCGCTCTTGTAACTAAAACAATAACAACTTCATAACATGACAACATACAAAGAAATTTTTGGTAAATACGTTAAGAACTACAGTTCAGATCCGAGCTCCGATGCTGAAGGTCAGATATGGTATAATACAACTTCGGGAACATTTAAGAGTAATGTATTAGTTGCAGGTTCATGGGCAAGTGGTGGAAATTTAAATATATCAAGATATAATTTTGCAGGAGCAGGTACACAAACTTTAGGTCTTGTTTTTGGAGGTTATAAATTTCCTGCCGATATTCTTCAAAATGCTACAGAAGAATACGATGGTTCTACTTGGACAAATGGTGGAAACATGGGTACAACCAGAAGAGCTTTAGCAGGATGTGGTATTCAAACTGCTGGTTTAGCATTTGGTGGACTTACAGATGGTACTGGTAATAGAAATTCAACAGAAGAATACGACGGTTCTGCTTGGGCTGGTGGTGGAAATTTAGCTACAGCAAGACGTGGTTTAGCAGGAGCAGGATTACAAACTTTAGCTTTAGCTTTTGGAGGAAATTCAACAGCAATAACAAATGCAACCGAAGAATACGATGGAAGTACTTGGACAGCAGGCGGAAATTTAGGAACAGCTAGACGTTATTTAGGAGGTTGTGGAACTCAAACAGCAGCTTTAGGATTTAGTGGATCTGATACAGATGTCACAGCAGTTACAGAAGAGTATGATGGATCATCTTGGACATCAGGAGGAAATATGAATACAGCTAGAAGATCTTTAGGAGGAGCAGGAACTCAAACATCGAGTGTAGGATTTGGTGGTTATACAACAGTTAATACAGGAGTAACAGAAGAATACAACGGAACTTCATGGACAAACAGTACAAGTATGGCAGCAGCTAGAAGAGATTTTGCAAGTGGTGGAACTCAAACAGCAGCATTTGGAGCTGGTGGATATGGTGCAACAGGAATAACTACAGCTACAGAAGAATACACAGGATCCGCTCCTACAACAAAAACCATAACAACAAGTTAGTTTACATTATGAATAAATTGACTTATAATAACTAACCAAGGAGCATAAATATGGCACTTTTTATATACGGTACAGCAATAAACACAGGTAAAAACTTTTTTACTGCAGAAGATAGAAGAAACTTTTTCTTAAGAAGTTATCCAGGCAATGTTTGGGTAGTTGGAAATTCTGAAAAAGGAGCTCTATGGTTAGCAGAGAAAAACGGAGTTGAAAAAACTAAAGCAGAAGCACAAGCAATTGTTGATGCAGAAGTAACCGCGGCTCAAGCAGTTTATGACGCTTTACCAATTGAGCAAAAAAATAGACCAGGATTCAATCAAAGACCGACTGCTATAACTTTACCGTAGGTCACTCACATGACGACTTACAACCAGCTAGCAGGATTTAGAGTCAACTACTTAAGCGCTGATCCAACACTCAATTCAGGAAACGAGGGACAGGTGTGGTATAACTCTACATCGGGACAACTCAAATCATTAGTTCAAATTAAAGCGTGGGCAAGCGGAGGAAATTTAGGAACTGCTAGAAGACATTTAGCAGGCGCTGGAACACAAACTGCAGGTTTGGCTATTGGTGGTTTTACAACAGTTAACGTTGCTAACACAGAAGAATACAATGGCTCTGCTTGGACGGCAGGTGGAAGTTTAGGAACAGGTAGAAGAGCTTTAGGAGGAGCAGGAATTCAAACTGCTGGTTTAGCATTTGGTGGAATTACACCAGTTCCAGCAAGTACAAATATCACAGAAGAGTATGATGGATCGGCGTGGACAGCAGGAGGAAATTTAGGAACTACTAGAATAAGTTTAGGAGGAGCAGGTACTCAAACTGCAGGATTAGCATTTGGTGGTAATACAACAGTTAGTGTAAATAATACAGAAGAATACGATGGCTCTGCTTGGACAGCTGGAGGAAATTTAAATACGGCAAGAGGATATTTAGGAGGTTGTGGAACACAAACAGCAGGTTTGGGATTTGGTGGAGGTGTATCAGGAGTAAATACAGCAGCAACAGAAGAATACGATGGTTCAACATGGACAACAGTTGTAAATTTAAATACTGCAAGACGTTATTTGGCAGGTGCAGGAACGCAAACATCAGCTTTAGGTTTTGGTGGAAATGCAACAGCTACTACAGCAGCCACAGAAGAATATGATGGATCAAGTTGGACAAATAGTACAAATATGGGAACAGCTAGATATCTTCTTGGAGGAGCAGGTACTCAAAAATCTGGTTTAGCGTTTGGTGGACTTACAACAGTCAATGTTGCCAACACAGAAGAATTCACTTCTTCAATCGATGTTACTACAGCAGCAGCGTGGGCGAGCGGCGGGAATATAGGTACAGCAAGAAGATTTTTAGCAGGAGCAGGCACTCAAACGGCAGGATTAGGATTTGGGGGAAATTCAGGAGCTACTTATGTAAATAATACGGAAGAATACGACGGTTCCGCATGGGCAGGTGGAGGAAATTTAGGAACAGCAAGAGCTTATTTAGCAGGTTGTGGTTTACAAACAGCAGGACTTGGTTTTGGAGGTTATTTAAACGCTGGTGGTGGTAATACAAACGCAACTGAAGAATACGACGGATCAGCGTGGACAGCAGGTGGAAATTTAGGAACAACAAGAAGAAGTTTAGCAGGATGTGGAACACAAACTGCAGGTTTAGGTTTTGGTGGAAGAACAACAGTATCAGTTAATAACACAGAAGAATATGACGGATCGGCGTGGACAGCTGGAGGAAATTTAGGAACTACTAGAGATGGAATAGGGGGACTTGGTACGCAAACAGCTGGTTTAGCTTTTGCAGGAAGTCCTCCAAGCACTGCAACAGAAGAATACGACGGAAGCGCTTGGACAGCGGGTGGAAATTTAAATACTGGAAGAGAAAGTCCATCAGGAGCAGGTACGCAAACTGCAGGATTAGGATTTGGTGGTTATATAACTGGAGGTAGTGCTTCAGGTATAACAGAAGAATACAATGGAACTTCTTGGACAACCACAACAAGTATGTCAACAGCAAAAACATATGCAGCAGGTGCAGGAACTCAAACAGCTGGTTTATCTATTAGTGGTTGGACAGGAACAGCTAATACAGCTGCAACCGAAGAATATACAGGGGCAATAGTTACAACAACCGCTTCAATCTTGACAACTTCATAGTAAAGTATTATATCTCCAATCGAATGACAGAGAAGAGAAATATAAAAAGCTTAATACAGCAAGAAGAGATTCACTTAAATAATCTACTTGATCCAAACGATCTTAACGCATTCAAAGGAATGGTTGAGGAGCTTCGCGATACGTGGACAAAAAAACAAATATTCAGAACAGAAACAGAAGCTAGAATTTCAGTATTACAAGATGCAAAGTATCCAACGGTGTCTTCTAAATACTGGCAATGTGTTAGAGAACAAAACGTATTTTTAGAAAATCTAATGTCATTATCTTTTGATTATAGAAGAAATGATGCAAAGATTAAATGGTTACAAAAGAAATTAGAAACTGAAACAGATGAATATAAACTAGAATGTTTTAAAATAGATTTAGATGAAAAGATCTATGCACAAGCAAATATGGAGCTAGTTGCAAGAGATCGTATGCGAGAAATTAATATGTGGTCTAATTTGAAAAAAGAATTTGATGATGGATCATTTGATACTAAAAATGTTAATACTCATCAATTAGAATCATATCACCAAATCATGAGAAACAAAGCTGAAACATTAACATCAGGATCTTCTCAACCAGAAGTATTCAATGTTCTTGGTCAATTACAAACTATTGAAAGAGTTAAGAAAGAATTAGGATTACTTAAACATGATGAGAAGAAAGCAATTGGACAACCCACATTCGGAAAACAAAACAGCTAAAGAATTATTCTTTTTGGTAGCTTTACCAAGATCCGGTAATACTTTATTTGGTTCATTAATGAATCAAAATCCAGATATTGCTGTAACACCTAATTCTATTACATTAGAAATAATGAAAGATTTATTTTTACTTAAGCAAACAGATGTATTTCAAAACTATCCAGACCATAAATCATTAGATAACGTATTAGATAGTATATTTGATAATTATTATAAAGATTGGCCGCAGCGTTATATTATTGATCGTGGACCTGTAATGACACCTGGTAATTTTATGTTAATGAATAAACATTTCAGACGTCCATTTAAATGTATTATCATTTTAAGAGATGTATTAGATGTTCTTGCATCTTATGTTAAATGGTTTGAAAAAGAACCAACAAGCTTTGTTCATAGATATAATAAAAAAAACACAGAAGAGAAATTATGGATGTTAATGAATAAAGATGGTGCTATTGCAAAAGATCTAGAAGCTATAAAGAATTCTTATAACTATCCTGGAATTTGTCATTATTTAAAATATGACGATTTAGTAAATCAACCAGAAATTGAGATAAACAAAATATATGATTTTTTAAAAATACCTAGATTTAATCATAACTATAAATCCTTGAATCAATTTAAAATAAATGGTATTGGTTACGACGATACAGTGGTTGGAAATAAAATGCATACGATTAGAGAAGAGATTAGAAAGGAAGATAATCCTTACAGATCACAATTGCCTAAAGGCATTGTTGATGCGTATGGACATATAAAATTTTAATGAAGATATTAATATTTGGATTACCAGGATCAGGCAAAACTACATTTGCTAAAAAATTAGTTGAGAATAAAAAAATACCTCACTTTAATGCTGATGATATTAGAAAGTTATTTGAAGATTGGGATTTTACAGAGAATGGTAGAAAACGTCAGGCAAATAGAATGATGACTATGTGTGATCTTGCAGTTAATCATGTGGTTGTAGACTTTGTTTGTCCATTTGAATCTTATAGATCATTCTATGATATGAAGATTTGGATGAATACAATTGATAAAGGAAGATTTGAAGATACGAATAAAGTATTTGAGAAACCTAAAAAAGTAGACTTTGAGATAAAAGATTTTAATTACAATAACATAATAAAGGAGATACATGATAGATTACTCTAAACCAACAGCACAGATGCTTGGACGTTGGCAACCATTTCACGATGGACATTTAGCTTTATTTAAAGAGATATTAAAGAAGACTGGCCAAGTTGTTATTATGGTTAGATCAATGCCACAAACAGATAATAATCCGTTTGTATTTGAAGATATAAAGAAAAGAATTGAAGAAAAATTAAAAGACTACGTTGGTCAATTTGACGTTATAAAAGTTCCTAATATTACAAACATTTGTTATGGTCGCGATGTTGGGTACAAGATAGAAGAGATTGTATTACCAAAAGAAATACAAGAAATATCTGCTACCAAAATTAGAAAAGAAATGGGATTATGAAATTTAACTTTGTATTCTTTGGTCAATCTGTACTTCGTTACGAAGTTCCAATAGACATCTTTAATGAAATTAATGACACCTATGAAAGTAAACATGGAGAACTTGCAAAAGCTAATAAACAATTAATTGGCAAAATAGATGATGAGAGATCTTTATTTTATGATGGAGAAGATACATCTAAAATGCATAGACATAACTATTTATCGCCTCGCGTGTGTGAATGGTTTATGTCAGCTTACAAACATTATTTAGATTGGAATAAAGTTGTAAAATATCAATTACATTTAAATTCAATTTGGGTTAATGAAATGAAATCTAATGAATACAATCCAATTCATATTCATCAAGGAAATTTACCAACAGGTTTAACTTCAGTTATGATTTTAAAAGTACCATCTCATTATGGGGTTGAATACTCTGCAGAAGATAAACCACAAAATGGAAGATTACAGATATTAGGTTCAGCTGCAGGTCAATTTGCAAATATTAATTATACACCACCAATGCAAGTTAGAGACTTTTATGTATTTCCATATGACATGAGACATTGTGTATATCCATTTAACGGGACTGATGAAACACGAAGAACATTGGCTGCAAACTGTGATGTATTATATAACCCACTTGAGAATAGAAAAGGATAACAATGTTACACAAAGAACTTTGGTTTCCAACACAAATTTATATTAAAGATTTTAATTTAGATAATAGAGAGTTAGAAAGAAACATTGTTGAATGGTCTAAAAAAGATAAAGGTTTACAAAAGACAAATGTTAATGGTTGGCATTCACCATCTGATATGCACAAAAAACCAGAATATGTAAATTTAGCAGAAGCATTATTTCATATGCAATTTGATATTTATAAAGAAGAGTGTTTAGATAATGAACCTCATCTTGGTAATATGTGGGCAAACATTAATCCACCAGGAGGACATAATAGACCTCATATTCATCCAAATTCTTTATGGTCAGGAGTTTATTACATTAAGACATCTAAAAATTGTGGTCACTTAAAGATAGAAGATCCAAGAGCAGTTGCTGCAATGACACTTCCAAAAAGGAATAATCAAACATTACCACAGTATTTATGGAAAGAAGTTCACTATGAACCAATAGAAGGAAGATGTATTATGTTTCCATCATGGCTAAATCATACCGTTGATGTCAACAAATCTAATGATATTAGGATATCTGTTTCCTTTAATTTCTTGCAAACAGGAATGTTTGTATAAGTTTGCAATCAAATAATTAGGTGGTATAATGAAGAATTATGCCAATAAATAAACTACAATTTAGACCAGGAATCGATAAACAAAATACTCAATACGGCGCAGAAGGTGGTTGGGTTGATTGTGATAACGTGCGTTTTAGGTACGGTGTTCCTGAAAAAATAGGTGGTTGGGAACCTGCCGTTGGTACTAATTTAATTGGTGCAGCAAGAGACATACACACATATACAGATTTAGCTGGTGACTCATTAGCGATCATCGGTACAGATAGAAAACTATATACCTATTACGATAACAACTTTTATGACATCACACCTTTATCTACAACTATTCCAGCAGTATTTACATTCACATCAGCAACAACCATTGTAAACGTTCTTGCAACATCTAATGGTGCAATTGCTGGAGACTTTGTTACATTTTCAGGAGTTACTGGAGTAAGTGTTATAAATATTACTAACACTAATATGGCTCAAGAATTTGAGATTCAAAATATTATAGATTCTAATAACTTTACAATAGATGTAGCTACAATTGGAACACCAGGAGCA